TAGGGTACGGGCGGTAAATGATATTGGTGTTCACAGTGCATTTGTTACTGCTAACGTAACAGCACTAGGAGATTCAACTGCCCCTGCTGTACCTAGTTCGGTATCAGCAACTGGAGGCCAAGGGTCGATTACCTTGTCATGGACTAACCCGGCTGATAAAGATTTTTCAAACGTAGAGATACACAGATCAACAAGTTCAGGTGGCACATATACAGCGGTAGCCAGTGTTGCGGGTGGCTATGGGTTGGCTTCATCGTTTGTTAATGGATCGCTTAGTGATTCGACTGCATACTACTACAAGTTAAAGTCTGTCGATTACAGCGGTAATAAGTCAGCGTTCACCGCTGTTGTTAATGCAACTACAGATGCCCCTGCATCGCCACCAAGGGCAGATAATGGCTATGTTTACTATACGGTTTCAAGTGCAAACGCGCCTAGTACGCCAAGTGCAACATCGTACAATTACAATACCGCATCATTCGGTGGTCTGAGTACAAACTGGCAAAAGAACCCCCCAACTATTAACGGAGCAGATGGCAAATTCTGGGCTAGTAGTTTCACGATTACAGAAGCGACATTCGGAGGCACACAGACAATTACGTTTTCTGCCCCGTTTGCATCTACACAGTTTGATGGCTTGGTTACATTTACAACCTTAAACTCAGAATTGGCAAATGCCTCTAGCACTGAAATTACAACCATTAATGGCGGTCTGTTAAAAACAGGAACTATTGATGTTGCATTGGTTAATGTTACAGGAACAACGCAGAGTAACTTTGAACTTAAATCGTCAGCAAGCGGATCACGATTAGTCATTCAGAATGATAAAATATTGATCTATGACGGCACTACAGTAAGAGTTAAGCTTGGGAATCTTGCGTAATGGCTTATGGTTTACAGGTATTTGATACAAGCGGCAATGTACGGCTAGATACTTCTGACAGGATGGTTCGCTATCATAGCACCGTATCAGGAACAATCACGCAGTCAACATCTCCTATAACTGTTTACGTTGCGGGAATAACAAACGATGGCACATGGGGCATGAGTAACGATGTACCACTTGCAGGAAGCTACAGCAGTACAGATGATGTAAAGCTTGAGTTTGCCAGTACTAACTATATCAAGCTGACTATACAGCATACTAACTCAGGTAATTTTAATTACAGAGTGCAAATATTTAGGATATAAAAATGGCATACGGAATTGAAACGCAAAATGCGTCTGGGTTCACATTAATAGATGGAACGTTGCCACAGTTAAAAAGGGTTGCGTCTGGTACTGCTACGGTATCAAGTTATTACAATATGGTTTCGCAAGGAGGCAGTAGACAGCAAATTATTTCTATAAATACAGCGTACAACAATAAGGATATTTTTGTATTCATTAAGCCTACTACTGAATCTGGCACAAAAAATTGTGGCGTTTGGAAATATAAAGATAACAATCAGTGGAAGCTATGGTTTTGGGCTACAAGTTTTCCTACCAATGAAACTATTAGCTATGCAGTATTTATAGGAAATTCTTCTGATGCAACAAATACAGGGTATGGGCTAAATGTATATAATTCATCTGGTGATATAGGGTTTAGTTCCAACAGGGTAAATATTAGAGCGCAACAGGCATCGATGGGATTGTTAAGCAGAAGCACAGACATTGGTCCACTTACTCACAGTTCATTGTCAGGAGTGTATGCTTTATATACAGGTACAAATTTTGTTGAAAGATATTTTGATGGTCCAGATGATTTTGATCCGAATACGGACTCTATGCAAGAAGAAGGTTACACAATTAACTGGTATCACTCGACAATAGAGTGGAACTACAGTTCTAAGCAAATAAAAATGTTTGCGCCTTCTTACTATTCAACTGGTACTGTATTTGTTGGCCCGACTAAAGGCGGTTCATCAACTAGAACATTAGTCACAGGTACAATGGTATGATAAAAGTCGCAATGGTAAAAGCAAACGGAGAGGTTGGATATATCATTTCCCCTGCCGTTGATTCTGACTATGTAGATGGGCAGGAGTATGGAGACTATACAGCTAGAATAATCTCGCATGATTCTGTTGATGATGAATACATATTTGAAAAATACTGGTCTGATGGTTGGCAAAGTAAAGGATCGCAACCTTCTGATTGGCATGAGTGGGCTGATGGTTCATGGGCTCTTAATACTGATTGGCTATTTAGCGCGATCAGAAATGAACGAACTATGCTTTTAGCATTAAGCGATTGGGCAGTGATGCCAGACAGCCCGTTAAGCGATAGCAAGAAAGCAGAGTGGGCAACATACAGGCAAGCATTGCGCGATGTACCCGCTAATAATTCGGATGCAACCGATCTCAGTGATATAATATGGCCGACTAAGCCGGAGTAGAAAATGATTTATCAATTAGTGAAAGACGATACAGGTGTATCAATACAAGCAACCCTAACTAGGGCGAATGATGGCAGTGCGATTAACTGCGAGAACGGTACTGTGCGCCTGAAGGTGCGGCAGAAGGGATCAACGACTACCCTTTTTACTGTTACGGCAGGAAACTCAGGCACTAACCTACAGAATGGGATAGCGATATTCCAGTTTGAGGCAGGGCAGTTAGATTTAACAGAAGGTTACTATGAAGGCGAGATAGAAATCACCTTTAGCGATAACACTGTGGAAACTGTATTTGAAACTTTAGAGTTTTACGTTCGCGCTGACTTTGCATGATTAAATTATCTGCGTTTTTAAACAGGGCTTTAGCGAAGGTTGCCGAAAGAAGGGCAAAGGCTGAGATCGAGTTTAATAATGCGATAGCTGATATTAAAGAGCGCAGAGCCAAGGCAGAGATAAGTCACAATCGCGCTGTATTTGAAGCTATATTTATTTCTATCAGGATACTTTCTAAAGAGTTTGCTGATGCAACAGGTGTCGCTGATGCTCTTGCAAAGGTTATTGGCAAGGCACTGCAAGACAGCGCAACTATATCCGATGATTCGACTCACGCCATCGGCAAAACAAATTCAGAAAATGTTTCATTAAGTGAACAAACGCCAAAGAATGTAAACAAGCCGAAACAAGATAGCGCGGCAGTTGCTGAAGCGAACGTAAAAGCGTACGGAAAAAACAGCCAAGAAGCTATATCGCTTATCGATACGCAAACTAATGCAGTCGGCAAAGGGTTTAATGAATTACCGCAGATTACAGATGCGCTTGCATTACAGGCATTAAAGTCACTAGCTGAACAGGCCATAGTTACAGACAGCGAAAGCAAAGGTATAGCAAAGGCATTTAGTGATAGTGCAGGGTTTACAGATTCTGTAGTGATAGCTAGGTTGTTTCAAAGGGCATTCGCGGAATCGCCTTCTGTATCTGATGTTGCTACGTTCATTGTTAACTTGACCAAATCAGACCAAGCTGACCTATCAGAGCAGATAAGCCTAGCCTACGCAAAGGTAAAAGCTGACAGCGCAGGAATAGGCGATCAAATAGCTATTGCAGTATCAAAAGGATTAACGGATGCCGCAGGGGTATCTGAAAACATAGATATTTTACGGCAGAAGGTTTTAAGCGATTCTGCAACGTGGTCAGACGATCACAGCATGGATTTCCACAAATTCATCACTGAAGGGTTATTTGCTACGGATGACTTAGATGGTGAAGCGACAGCGCAAGACGATCAGGAAATGTCATTTGTAAAAGTGCGTACTGATCTGGCGGTATTGTCAGACAATCTTGTGAGTACACAAGGCAAGGCAAATAGTGATACAATCGGGTCAACTGATTCTGGTTCTCTGCGCGGCCAAGGTTATGCGGAGTTTAGTTATTTTTTAGAAGATTATGTCGGTTACAGCCGAACTTTTTAGAGGTGCAAAATGTTAAACGAAAACTTAAAACTGCGCGGTGATGTTGCCCTTGTCTTGAAAGACAAAAATGGTAACGTAAAAGAGACGCGCGAAATCAACAATCTGATTGTGTCGGCAGGGCTGACATTTATCTGTTCACGCATGGCGGGTGCATCTGCTAACGTAATGTCGCATATGGCATTGGGTTCAGGCACTACTGCCGCCGCCGCAGGGCAGACTGATCTAGTATCTATTCTAGGCTCCAGAGAGGCATTAGACAGCTCAACTGCGTCAAGCAACACCATTACCTATGTTTCTTCTTTCGAAGCGGGAGAAGGCACTGGGGCGGTTACAGAGGCGGGTATATTTAATGCCGCATCTAGTGGAGATATGCTTTGCCGTACAGTGTTCTCAGTGGTGAACAAGGAAGCCGACGATACTATGTCAGTTACTTGGACTATTACTTTAACTGCATCTTAATTTAGAAGGGGCTACCAATGTCTACGATTACTACAAGATCGGGCAAAGGATCGCCCCTAACAAATAATGAGGTTGATGCTAACTTTACCAACCTGAATACGGACAAGCTAGAGTCTGCTGATCTTGCGGGTTATGCTGAATTAACTGGTGCTACGTTTACAGGTGAAGTAGAGGCCACCGGGTTTAATGGTGATCTTACTGGCGCGATTCTGTTCAAGGGTCAGGCGGGTGAGGCATTAACTAAAGGTGATCCAGTATATATCTCAGGTATCAGCGGCAATAAAACCGTAGTTAGTAAAGCCGATGCCAACGATGCAAGCAAAATGCCTTGCTTTGGTATTGTCGATGCTACTGTGTCGGCTAATGCGGATTGTTCTGTCGTTACATTCGGAACATTGCAGGGGCTAGATACATCATCATTTAGCGAAGGCGATGAACTATTTGTCAGCGATACGGGAACACTGACTACAACTGCGCCTACTGGCGAATCGTCACAAATCCAAAAGATCGGTAAGGTTACGCGCTCTCACGCATCAACTGGTAGCATAAAGGTTATGGGTGCGGGTCGAACCAATGCTGTACCTAACCTTAATGATGGACAATTCTTTTTAGGCAACGGATCAAATCAGGCAGTCAGCACTGACTTCACTACTTCTGTACTAGGCGAAATCAGCGCAGGAACTGGTATCGGCATCTCTGGCAGTGGCGTTATATCCAACAGCGCACCTGACCAGACTGTCGCACTAACAGGAGCAGGAACTACCACTGTATCTGGTACATACCCTAACTTCACAATTACAGGCGCGGGTACAACCTACACAGCAGGGACTGGTATCACCCTAACAGGCACAGAGTTTAGTATTGGACAACCTGTAGCAACTACTGACAGCCCTACTTTTGCAGGATTAACAGTAGACACCGACACCCTCTACGTTGACTCAACAAACAATCGCGTGGGCATAGGGACTAGTTCGCCTAACGCAGACTTACATATAAACAAAAGTTCTGGAGCTAAACTTTGGATAACAGCAGAAGGAAGTAACCCTAGTGATGCAGGTTCTTTGCGCTTTTCAGAACTAAGCGACGGTAATAATTACTTTGAGTTTCAACACAATGGTAATGCTAACAAGTTAAATCTCACTACAAGTAATGGAGATTTAGTTACTTTTGACAGGATTAATAAAAGAGTGGGCATAGGGACTACATCGCCTAGCGCAGAAGTTGATATTGTTAGCGGCAGTGCTGTAGGGCTTAAAGTCAACCACGATAACTTTTATCAGGGGATTGTGTCTTACCGCAACCATGCTACTAACTCAGCTAGTTTTGTTTTTGAAAACACTAGCGGCAGGCAAGGTACTCTATATACACAAAATAATTTTCCAATGTGGCGTGATGGTACTACAATAAACTCACACAAGATTTGGACAGCAGGAAACGATGGCGCAGGCTCTCTTTTAGATGCGGATACTGTTGACAGTCTACAAGCCTCACAGTTTCTACGCTCTGATACTTCTGATAGTTTAGCGGGTAATTTAACATTTAGTAACTATGCTTACAAAGCACAATGGGGAACTGGAGGTTCTTACGTAACAGGTGGTCCTTATGTCAGCTATAATCTTTCGGTAGCGGCGGCATCAGGAAGTGTTTACTTTTATAGTATTGGTCAAAGCGGTGAGATTGCTAAGATAGGCAGAACAGAATCAATGTTTAAAACCGCAGTTAAGATTGATTCTGGCTATGGACATACGGATATCATAGCTCCAAACATGGGAAGCCCCATGTATATAAAGGCTAATGATGCTAATTGTTTTTATCTGTATACAAACGGAAACGTAACTATACCAGATGGCGACCTCACTGTTGATAATGGGACTACTACAAAAGTAAATGTCGTTTCTAACGATAATGGGCAATCAGAAATAAACCTGTACGGAGTTAGCCAAGGCACAGGTAGAGTTTATGTAGGACAGTCTCTCTCTTATGGTGGTGGGATTGAGTACAATGGAGACAACAGCCCTGCAACCTCTGGTGCTAGTGCGGATAGAATAACACTGTATAGGCGAACAAACGGCACAAACTACTGGACTGCACAAAATGCACATAGTAGTAATAACTGGTCTTTCCGTGGAACTATTACGCAAAACGCATCTGATGAGCGTTTAAAAGAAAACATTACACCTATAGAAAATGCTTTAGACAAAGTATCTCAGCTTAAAGGAGTTACTTTTGATTGGAAGGATGATGTAGAAGAGAAAGGTTTCATACCTTTTGCAAAACATGAAACAGGTGTTATTGCTCAAGACGTTCAAAAGGTTATACCTGATGCCGCTGTACCTGCTCCCTTTGATGAAAACTATCTAACAGTACAGCACGAAAAGATAATCCCTCTTTTAATTGAGTCTGTAAAAGAGTTAAAACAAACTGTAGATACCTTACAAGCACGTATAGACGAACTGGAGACTAAGTAATGATAACGTGGGAAATAGTAGCACTAGAAAGAAAAGCTACTGATGGCAGTGTTATTAAAGTTCATTTCTGTGCTTCTAAAGTTGACGGAGAACATACTGGTGTACTGCACGATGATTGTAGATTCCGACCAGATTCTTCTTCTGAAAGCTATACGCCTTTTGACCAACTAACGCAAGAAGATGTTATTGGTTGGCTACAGGCAAAATACGCTGACGGTCTAATAGAGCAAATCTTAGACGAGCGAATAGCAGAAAGTAAATCTCCTTCCATAGTTGATGGAGTGCCTTGGTGATGATTGACCCAGTAACAGCATTATCAGTTGCCGCTAACGCTTTTGGTACAGTTAAAAGAATGGTGGCCGCAGGTCGAGAAATAGAAGATACGCTTACACAAGTGGGCAGATTCTATGGTGCTGTTTCTGATCTAGCAGAGCATAAGCGTCAGGCAGAAAATCCCCCGCTATTTAAAAAGATCATTGCCAGTAAATCGGTTAATGAAGAAGCGATGGAGATATACGCCCGCCAGAAGAAAACTCAGCAGATGGAGCGTGAATTACGCGAACTGTTAATGTTCCAGTTTGGAGAAAACGGCTATAAAGAACTTGTGGAGTTAAGGCGGTCTGTACAGGCGCAAAGAGAGAAAACAATTTACTTACAGGAGCGCAAGCGCAAAGCGTTTTTCTGGAATACAGTGCAAATATCAGGGATACTTGTATTAGGTTTTGCTATATACAAGGTATTTTCATTTATTTTAGGAGTGTCAGATGGCAACGGTTAAGGAAGCCCTTTTAAAACTTGAGGCGCATGAGCGTGAATGCGCTGTAAGAATGCAAGTAATTGATGAGCGATGCCAAGGCATAGAAAAGCGTCTGGATCAAGGCAGTGAGCGTTTTAAGAAAACCGAACTTATGCTTTGGGGTATATACCCGTTGATTATTGGATTATTTCTATTAGAGAAAGGTGTCATATGAGTTTACTGGCTACACTCGCGCAACCTGTCGCGGGGCTTTTAGATAAGTTCATTGAGGATAAAGACCAGAAGAATGCTTTGGCGCATGAAATTGCTACATTAGCAGAAAAACAAGCGCATGAAAGTGTTATAGCGCAACTAGAAGTCAATAAAGTTGAAGCGGCACACAAGAGTTTATTTGTCGCGGGCTGGCGGCCAGCAATCGGCTGGGTCTGCGTACTGGGCATGGCGGGGAACTTTATCACAATACCTATTACCAATATGATCCTAGAGTTAGCCGGGTCAGACGTCACTGTTCCGTTAATTCCAACAGGCGAAATGATGCCTGTCTTAATGGGTATGCTTGGACTTGGAGCAATGCGTAGCGTGGAAAAGGTTAAAGGCGTA